CTGACGTTTATCCCAATACTCACGATCCTCGTTAGTAGTAGACTCTTTCAGTTTCTTTTGCATGACCTTACGATCTGAATACCAGCGAGTCAATAGACCTGGAATGACACCCTCTTTCTCATATGTAAAGATTGTACCATTCGCTGATAAGATATATGGCTTGTTACTGTCAAAGACCATCTTCCAGATTTCTGCCGCAGACATTTCTACACTACGTCCATCTTCAAAGTCAACAGTAAGAAGTGTACCACGCTCTTGTGACATGATTGCTGTGTACTCTAACGCACCAAACAAACCTTCCCACAAGATAGAACCTGTAACTGCATCATCGCCGTCTTTATGACGTTTCTTTTCTTTTGCTAGTTTGAGTCCCTTGTCAAGCATGTACTTGTCAGTGAGTGTTTGTCTGACTTGAGCAACGATGGTCTCTGGCGCCATGTTGAGTGCGCGGATTGCTGACGGATATAGTGAGTTGATATCGACTGCTCCGACCCATTCGTGAATTCCCTTTTTGGGAGTAGCAACATAGGCACCTGCTGCCTGCTGTACGTCTTCATCATTTGAATTCTTTCGTTTTTTATCAGGAACAACTAAACCACGTTCATGTGCTTCATTCATGATTGCCATTTCAATCATAGCAACAGAACCCATAACTGTTGGCAACAACACTGTATTTTCATGAGCCAGTGCGTTAGCAAGGTCCAAGAACTTGAGTTTGTTGTGAATCTTTACCAACAGCATTGTATCTTGCCTGTTATATTCAATGAACTTTTTAAAGTCTTTGTTATATAACTGGTCAAGAGTACCCTCATACACAGTTTTGTTCTCACCTACTTCCATCTCACCGATAGAGTCAAGTTTGTAACTGTGTCGTGATTCATAGTTATACTTTTTGTACAACTGTAGATAGTCAAGATGAATACGACCTACTAAGTCATAAGTTGTTTCACTTTTACCGAATCGTTCGTATTCACGTGCTTTAGGTAGTTGACCCATCAAGCAAAACTTGCGTGTGTCATCTTTGCTCATTACACGTGTTACACGATTGACCATATATGGAATATCGTATCCTTCTGAGTTCCAGCCCGTCAATACATCTGCATCTTCAATCAACTGAAAGAACACATCGAACATGTCCTTTTCATTTGTGAACAACATTGTATTTTCAAACTCATTGACAATTTCTTGTGCTGTCTCTGGACTCATATGCTTGGGAGCAATGACTAGAGTAACACATTGGTCAAGCCAATCCAAATAACAACTGATAGCAGTTACAGGATTGAATGGATCACTTGTAGGACTGAAACCCTTAACAGGATCAAAGTCCACCTCAATGTCAAAGAAGCATGTATGAAGTTTAGGAGGTTCTGCCTTTAGATAGTTTTCTGATAAACATCTAAAGACAACTGGCACATCGCTTTCAAACAGTTTCTTGTTTGAGTGAATACGCTTCTCCTTCTCAAATTCTGTACGCTTGCGAGTACTGAAACGTGAGACATTATCGCCATATAGGCTACGATACTTACCCTTAGGATCACTATAGTAAAAGGTATAGTTAGTAGGATACTCATGGTAAGTTCGATTACCATTAGCATTGCGCTCTACGACAAAAATTTTGTCGCTGTCGCGGTCGTGAATTGCGTCAACGTAACTCATTATAGAGTTTTACCAACGGTCTCCAAAATTGTGTTAAGTTCTTCATTTTCTTTATTTGTCTCGCCAAGTCGTGACTTGTGAGCAACTGAGATTGCCTTCTTAAGAACTGAAGGCTTGATTTCTAGTTCTTCTGCGATAGCCTTAACTGTGTCATTAAGACCCTCACGCAATGTTTCAATTTCTTGCATGACGCCCATGCCCTCATTGATAAGTTGTGTAAGTTTAATCTTAGCATCGCCATTAAATGTACGTGTAGTCATGTATGTGTACTCCTTTAGTCTGATAATTATATAGTGTTATGTTAAGTTTGTCAATCATTTTTTTGGGCAAGGTAACCAAAGGTAGGAAATCTAACAAGTGTTGCCCATTTTAATTATTGGAAAATGTGATGATTTTCTTCGCCGTAAATCTTGATATATTTTCCGGCTAACATGTCTGCCATTGCTTCGATTGGGCTACCTGGATAACTATCGCCCGGCTTAATCATGTTTAGTTCTTCCTGACGTACATGGACCAATTCATGGAACACGGTGCGTAGAATATCTACTAAGTTTCTGTTATTTGCATATACCCAAATTTCTCCACTACCCGGAACATGGCCACCAGTATGATGATTGTCTTGTGCTTCTTCTGTATCCATGCTTAGTTCAACAGTAGGAATTTCTTGTAGATTGAGTTTCTTAGAAGCCCACTCAACGAATTTATCTACTTCACTCTGTAAATCAATATCATCACTTGCTTCATCAAGTTTACCCTTGATCCAAGAGTCAGGAGTTTTCTTGTATTGCTTAACAAACAAGTCTTCAAGTGCCTTGCGAGTGATGCGATGCTTACTAGCGATTCTACGAACTAGATCATCAATAGTAGTGTAATCGTGTTTAGACAAAGAAGGTAATTTTTTGGCTGTCAAATACAGGAGATTCGTACATGCTTTCACCACCGCCGCCATCTCCTCCACCCTCAGAGGAATCTCCGGAGCCATAATAAGCAAACCCGGGATAGAAATATTTACCCATAGTTCTCTTTTTTGACTTCTTTCTTTTACGTTCTGTGATAAAATCTACGGCTCTCATAATAGTATTTATTCCGATAAAGGAAACCCGAGGACGAATCCCCGGGCTTCTTTTTGCATACTAGTTCAATTAGAACTTGTGTACTAGACCAACGCCGATAGCGTCTGTGTCGTTTCCACCAGTACGAGTGCGATAATAAGTTACGCCCAAGTCACTCTTCTTATTAACTGCATAAGAAATACCACCTAGTAGACGGTCTTCCTTTAAGTTACCACCATTGAATCCTTCACGGTGACGATAACCTGCGTTAACAGAAAAACCACCTGCGATAGGACGATGTGCCTTGATTGCGGCACCCCAAAATTCGTGGTTACCACCGGCAACACGATCTGCAAGGTTATGACCTACTTCAGCATATGCTACAGTATGAATTCCTGCAATTGTAGGCAATGAAGTACCTGCCTTAAATGAAACTAAGGACTTAACCTTGCCTTCATTTTCTGGCTGAATAGTCTGTAACTCTGCTCCGAGGTTAATTTTACCTACAGACTTCCAAGCCTCAACACGATACTCTGTTGTATCGGTACGGCTACCGCCGCGAGGATCGGAAAAGAGAACTTCTCCTGTGAGTGTGTCCGCCATGGCAGCAGTTGGAATTGCAACTGCTAATAGTGCCGCTGTAACAAATTTAATCATATAGTTTTTCCTTTTGTAAAGTAGTGTCGTAACTCTGACACTGTAATTATTTAACGAGCATCTGTGTGTGTAAATTTTTTATTATTTCCCGTTTGCCAATGGATTATCCAATGCTTGTTTGATCTTACTTTCTAATCTGCGTTCCAAACTTTGATTTTCACGCTTTAGTTCACTAACAGTAGATTGCAATTCACGGTTATTTGATTTTAATGTGCCTTCCATATCGCCTCTAATTGAACGAACTTCTGTTCTTAAATCTCTAACTGAGTTGTCAGTTTCACGTTGACTTGATTTAGCGGTACGCTCAACATCAGAAACAACGTCATCTAATCGGCGAATGTCATTCTTCAAATCGATTTTAATATCACGTGTATAATCTACTGTCTTCTGACTGTTCTCTTCAATAACAGCCAAACGTTTGTCAAATGTAGTTAGATCAGGTGCAATATACTTTTCGATCTTTGCTCTCATGTTCATATAGTCAGTATAGACCTGAAAGCCACCCCATGCCGCGCCACCTAATGTAGTCAGTACTGGAATAGCAATAGCAAGGAACGTGCTGTTTAATTTAAGTTTAAAGCCAGCAATGCTAAATTCGTAAGGCTTTGCTTCTTTAATTGATTGTTCGTCAATAATACTCATTATTTTTCTCCATATTGTAAATTCACCATTTGCTGATGTTTGGCATCTGATGCGAGTTGTCTTAGTAATCTAGTGTTGTCTACATTAACTTGATTTCTGTAGATTTCTTTTGGTGCATAAAATGCAACGTCTTTAAGTATCAATCCAGTATATAGATTGTAGCCTGACGGTACTACAGCAATACTTGCGATATCTACTTTACCTGCTAAATCATTAGATTGAACATTAGTCTTAACAGTTGTTGAAGGTTGTTCATTTCTTTCTGAAGTATTAGTTTTAGTATTGTTTTCAACAATCTCTGTCATTGGATTACTACGATTAGTTAAAAAGTTATTAGAAAACACTGTGTTGTCATCAGTAGTTTTAAATTCAGATGTTTCAGGACCGCGTAATTGTATCTGACTATTTTGTGTTTGCTGGGTCTGTTGTGACAATTGCAACGTTTGTGTGTTAATAGTTGCAACTTGCTGTGTTGATTGATTAACTGCCACTGATCCTTGAATAGATGTTACACTTACTATTAAGTTAGAACTTCCTTGCAAGGGCCCAGTCTGTGTATTTGGCGTTACTAATGGTATACCCATTGTCAATGATGACTTTGATGAATTAGAGGCATCATTACTTGATGAACTTGAACTGTTATTAGATGTACTAGAAGTTTGGCTTGAAGTTACAGACATAGCAGCCACTGATAACGCAGTTTGTTCTGTTGCCGATACTGCGGTCTGCGCAACTTCATTTGCTCCACTCACTGCGGCTTGTGCAATTGCTTGTTCTTTCTTCTCATTATTTTTAATAGTAGTCAATACTGATGAAAGACTTGGTCCACTTGAAGGAGCACCTGCTTGTTGCTGTTGTTGTGCAGGCCCTGCAGTTGCTACACTTGTAGGACTTGAACTAGTACTAGGCGCTGGGCTATTGCTAGGTTGAGGTGATCCGCTAGGCGCTGGTTGTGATGATCCGCTAGGCGCAGGCTGCGATGTTGTTGAACTACTAGGTGGGGGAGGACTTCCAGGAGGAGGTTCTGAACCCGGTGGCGGTGGAGGTGCTCCAGTAGAAGATGGCTCAGATGTTGAGGATGTTGTCGGTGCTGGGGGAGGAGCAGGTTCTGCTTCTGGAGGAGGCAAACTTGCGGCAGTAGCAATGTCAGTAGCAGTAGGTACTCCGGCAACTGTTGTGTTTGTAGTAGGTGTTGTGGGTGTAGACGGTGAAGTTGAACTTACGCTATAGTTTAAAGTTAGTGATGTATTGCGAACTCTAGGACCATAATAACCAGACCAAAAGTTTTGATCTTGACCAGTCCATGCTAATCCCACATAGCCCAATGTTTCTAAATTATATGACTTTGAAAAGTTTTCAGTACCTGAAAACGTCACGAACTGTGCACCTGTATTAAAGTTGCTGTAATTTTCAAAATAAGATTCTAATACGTTACCTGATTTATCTGCCAATTGTCCTGTAACTGATAGTGAACCTCTAGTACCACAGCAACTACTCAAATCATTATAAATTTGCCATGAATAATTAAATCCTGAAACTTTAATGCCGTTACCACTGAGTACTTGCTCAATCGCACGTACTTGACTAACAGTATATGGCATAAAACTAAATCGTATTGTATTTGTATCAGTGTTAATTGCAGGAATAGGGCCGCCTCCTGCTCCTTCAATTTGGCCTAGTTGACTTGAATTCAACGGGATTATAGGAGTCCAAAGTGATGGATCAATTACATTGGGTGTTACCGAAACAGTACCTGTATTAGGATCTACAGTTTGTGCAGATACTACAGTACTAACCGACAACAATAATGCGGCTAATAATTTCTTCATTTCTTGTGCTTAGGAGCCTTATTTGGATTTGCTTCCCATGCAGCCTTTGCTTGCTCACCGATCAAACCTTCGTATGGGCAAGGAGTACCTGCTGAGAGCATTGCATCAAATACACGACGGTCTTGACACATAGTAGCAACAGCCGCAACTTTCATGCCCATATCATAAAGAGTTTTAGAAAGTTTCAATCTTTCGCAATTCTCGTCACGCATTGTTGAACCAAATGCAATACCAAGAATCTGTGTTTGTGCCGCACCTGATACACCTGTTGTACACAAGTCTGCACCACCACCACTCATCATTGCAGGAGCAATTGCTGTTGGAGGAGGCTGAATAACTTTTTGTGTAACACTTGTTTCGTTGATGTTACGGTTAGTCATTTCACCGCTTTGAATGTTTTGATTGACATTGGTTGCAGTACTAACGTTATTGTTTTGGTTGACATTGGTTGCAGTGCTAGTTGAACTATTGATATTTCTATTAGTCATATCACCTGTATTAACGTTGTTGTTAGTATTAACGTTATTGTTATTTGATGTTGACGTACTAGCATTGTTGTTATTATAAGTCATTGTGCCACTATTAATGTTTTGATTGACATTGTTTGATGTTGACACGTTGTTGTTATTATATGTAACTGTACCACTCATAACATTGTTGTTTGTGTTTACGCTAGTAGAATTGTTGATATTAGTTAATGTACCGCTTTGCACGTTATTGTTGGTATAAGTTACTGCACCACTTTGTACATTGTTATTGTTATAAGTCATTGTACCATTGTTGGTATTCTGATTGATATTGGTAACTGTACCACTATTAACGTTATTATTTGTGTTAACGTTAGTTGATGTGCTAGTATTGTTGTTATTATTAGTGCTAGTACTGTTAACTGTACTCAAACTAGTACTATTGTTATTAGTAGTAGTCATGTTAGTAGTGTTAACACTGCTAGTACTGTTACTAGTGCTATTGGTATCTACCAATGAAGTACTAGTATAGCCGCCTTGGTTAATAGGAGTAGTTGTGCTAGTGGTTGTACCACCAGTCGTACTTTGTGTACTTGTATTTGTTTGTGCGAGTGCGGCCGTTGAGGTAAATAGGTAGGCTACCAATCCGGCACACCCAAGGAGTCTTTTTATCATTATTATTATTCCCTTAGGTTATGCTGAAGTATGATTTTGTCATACTTTTGATAGTATATTTATTGACTTAGGTCAAATAAATAACAGCATACATATAGGAATGGCTCACTTTAGACTTTTAGGGTAGCGAATCCATCAGTCAGCCCAGCAGCCGGGCACATAACCTCTAACGGTCCTGAGGTATGTTAGTTACACCAAGAAGTCTTTGCTTCTCCGTAGTATTCTCTTGCATAGCCGTTCTTAATCAACAATGCACGTAGACTTTTGCCGTCTAGTACAACGTCACCCAATACACGACCACCATACTTGTCCCAATCCATTAGAACAATTTGACGCTTGGTACTTGAGTTAAGAAGTGCAGTAGTGAATTCAGTTGCGGCTTTACCATGCTTGTCTTCGCTTGGGCATTTGGCGCGAAACCCCTTTTCAGGAGTATCGACACCAAACACACGCAGTGATAGTTCTTTCTTTAGTGGATCAGGTAACCAACTAGCAGAAAATGCAACAGTATCACCATCGATAACTCTGGTGAACTGCACATCATACGTTACACCTTCTTTGGTCTTTTGTGCATGTGCTACACCTGATAGACCAAATGCACATGCTACTAAAATTAAAAATGCTTTTTTCATCTTACGTATAGACTCTTAGGTGCTTTTTCTCCACTAAAGAATACGATGATTTCTTTGAAGTTTTTGTGGCTCTGTGATGCAAGGTCTTGCATTATTTCGCGGTCTGCAGGCTTTAAGTCCATATAACGTTCTACGAACTTTCCAATGTCATGGAGAGAAACAGTTGCCTTTGATCCATCCTTAAATGTAATAGGATAGTTTCCACCAACGTCGGCAGACTTCTTCAACTGCATTAGAATGTGAGGTACTTTGTCCTGATCTGGATCAGATACGATTTCGTCCTCTGCGTCCCAATCGTCATGCTTTGATTCTGTGAGAAATTCAGTGATTTTCATGTTATATTCCTTTGATGTATTTATCTAGATTGGAACAAGATGCAGTCAGTAATCTTACTATAGCACCAATGAATACCAATGTCAACCTTTTTTATGAAAATAATGCACCGCTAATGAATTTATTTCGTTCTTGGTTCATCATACCATCACGCAATTTACTTACGATTTCAGGTGTCAAGTGTCTTGCTCTCATGCCACCTTTAGGGAAGATATGTACTTCAACAGGATCATCCCCTTCAACTTGTTGAATTGCCAACATACGATTGCGTCCTTCATGTCCAGAAACTCTTGCAGGCTCTGACATGTCACCCTGTTCCCATTCAGGTGGAATAGTAACATCTAAGAAAGGTGCTCCCAAACTACCACCATTTTTAAGATGCTGTGCAATATGATCTACACTTACTGGCTTGTTTAATGGAAGTGCTAGTTTTAAAAATGTGCTAGGCTTCATCATAACTTTCATACCAAAGTAGTCTACATCTTGGTTATAGGGAACTGAACCAAGTCCATTCTTGTTGTCTACTTTATATTCGTCTATGAAGTCTTTTGCTCTCATTTATAATACTGGCTTATTACGTTACTATTTGCACCGGCATCAATGATGACTGGTTTACCGTTGTATATACCCCAGTTTGCTTTTCTAATAAGGTCATTAAGTTCTATGTCAAATGAATTTGCTAGGTCTGCCAATATGTTTCCGTATTCTGTAGCTGTTTCAATTTGTTCTTCGGTTTTACCGATAGTTCTCATATAGTTAACTATATCTTGATGTTTAAGAATTTTAGATTTACCTGCAATGGCCTTTCCCATTTGAACTATATCGTTTAAATCATCAACACCCATCATATTGGCTAATTGCTTTTCACTTACCTTCTGAGCCATTTCAGTGTGGATCCACATGGGTTCACGATTTTGTTCATCATAATCAATCATTGGAATCAATATGCCAAGTTGACTTGCATATCCATCACCTAAAATATCTGCTTCTACATTGTTTTGAGCCAGACCTTTATTATTTTTTGCAATCTTTAATACAGTAGGACGACCTTGATATTCAATTGTCATTGCTACACGACTAGAACCAGCGCCTAATTTTTTAGCACGTTCTAATGCATATGCTAATCTCTGTTTGAATGATGTGCCTTGTTGATATTGTGCAGGATCCCAATCAGCCGGGAGAGGCATCTCATCAAGTGTTTGTTCTGTTAGAAATTCAAACGCTCTCATACTACACTCATATAATCTTTGAAGTTTGCTTGTCTATCTTCTAGACCTTTTGCCGCTGGATTAATCTTTCTAGTAACTGCGGTAGTATCATTAAAGTTTTGAACATGGGGTTTAACTCTACTATTCCAATACCACAACGCAATCTTGGAAGCAACTTCTGGATCAGCCGCGAGATCAGGATTGTTTAACAAATCAATATTCAGTGCTTGTCCTGCCATACGATAGTTGTCACGTCCTGTCAACTGAATAAATCCACGACCATGATATCTTTCACCGTCGCCAACTTTCTTGTTACCAAGAATTTTAGCAGTCTTTGGTGCATGTTTAATGTCGTATTTCTTGTTGAAATAACCTTTGACGCCAGGCTGCGGTTTTTCTTTTAATCGATTGAAGTCCCATGATTCATGTTTAGTCTGTGCCATGAACTGTGCCAATTCAGGACCCTTCATGCCACTTGCTTTAGCAGTCTTTAATAGTGCAATTTCATTTTGCGGGTTGTTACTTAGTGGAGTAAATTGTTTTTGTTGTACGACTTGTTTAGTAGGAGCAGGAGTGGTTGGGTGCATCTTTGCATATGTACCACCTAATGCGCCAAGTGCTAATGCACCGCCGACGGCTACCTCTTTCCAGCCTTCGTCTATTTCTTTATATTCAACAATGAACTCGCTTGCTCTCATTAGGCTCTTTGCTTCTTAAGAATGCTACGTAGCATCCATCCATGTTTACCATGTGCATCGATTCTACTTGCAATAAAATCAGCAACACCTTGCTCGTTTTCTTGTTCAGCAATAGGAAACGCTTCTTTCCACATTTGTAGAATTTTTGCATTATCATCGTGTAATTCTGCAATCATTAATTCAGCACGTGGAATCTTAGTTTGATCTGGAATCTGACTTAATTCAGCAAAACGTGTGATTGATCCCGGAGTATAACTGTCTAATTGGCGAATCAATTCAGCGGTTTGATCGATTGCATTATCATATACTTCTTCATATAAATTACCTAAAAATTCATGGTATTGCGGGAAGTTTGGACCCTCTACGTTCCAATGAAAGTTTTGTGCTTTGATTACAAAAGCATAACTTGTTGCTAATAGTGTTTTAAGTGCGTCTGCTAACATGTTTTATTCCTGTTTCTATTATTTATGTGTACAAAGTAATTCGTTTGCTTTAGTTTTCCATATGTTTGGAAATAATCCATGTACCAATAGAATTAATGCAATCTTATATGCTCTGCGTAAATGTTGAAAATATGTCATTTGTACTTCTACTAAATGATTCATAAATTACTTCTTACGTCCTTGACAGTGGGCACGTTGGCTAAATCCTTTTGGATTATTGCAGTTGATACTGCTTTTATACTTCTTACTCCACTTTTCATTTACATTTTCTTTACGCTTTAATTCTATAGTAATGTACTGATTGCCATCTGCACCTGTTACATTGTGTTCGCCTGCTAATTCATAGTTAGGCATTAATCTAGTTGCTCTACGTGCTAAAGTTTTATATAGTTTAACTCTACTTTCGTCATCTGCTTTACTAGCAATAATTACTCCAGTTGGGTCTTGTTGTTGTACTTCTTTTTGTAAAATATTTGCAACAGTACTGAATACACGAATTGAATCCCCTGTACCTGTTTGACTTGTAATAGGTTTTCCAGTTTTCATATCAGTTAAATCAAAGTGAATTTCTAATTTGTTTTCACCTTCATTATTACGTTTGTTGAACACTTGCACTCTATACAAGTTGCCATCATCTGTTTGAAATCTATAAGCACGTTTGTCAGGAGTCTTTACGTTCTGAATATAATCATATGGACTATCTGCTACTTCATTTATTGGCTCTTCACCTTTGCGCATAATCATAAACGCAACGCCACTACCCATATCAGTAGGACCACCGTCAACATAGTTAGGCAATGCTTTGTCTACACTTGCCGCTAATTTTTTATACAAACTAATACGGCCGCGTTCATCTTTATCTGCGGTAAAGTATAATGCTTTGGGCTGATGAACTTCTACGTACTCTTGTACAATCTTAATGATTGTGCCGAATACTTTATAAGCATCTCCGGTGCCAATCATTGTACTCTTCCAAGTTTCACCACCATCAGTACTTGCATTAAATGAGATTTCTACTAAATTGTTTCCAGCAAAAAATACTTTATATTCTACGCCGTCTTCTGTTTCAAAATAGAAACGACTACCCATTGGATTGCCTTCATATGGATATGAACTGTCAAGTGTTTCATTAGTCATCGCAGTAATTCTACGAGGACCCTTACGCTTGAACATATCATATTCTTGTTGATATGTTCCTGGAAAAGGTAATCCTAAGGCTCCACCAGTGTGAAACTCTTTGTCATTACCTTCTGTTATGAATTCACTTGCTCTCACGCTTCAAGCCCTTCATGATGGAACTCTCTTTAAATGTTCCTGCACTCTTTGGCTTAAACTTACGATATGATTGTCCGGCGTTACCACCTTGACCCATACCACCTGCATATGCAGTATCTTCAGCAAAAGTACCTGCTGGTTTTGTTTTGATTCTTCTCCAGCCACCTGCTTGTGCTTCTACTGATGGATCAGCAGGTGTTTCCTTCAAGTGTGCATACTGACCAGATTTTAAATCACTAATAACTTCTTTAGTCCAAATGCTTACGTCACTTGAACCAATTTCATCTAAGTCACCGATGCCGTTTGCTACATCTTCAATAGCATACATTACTGCTTTAGGTCCATATTCACTTACAATGTCTAAGTGTTGACGCATGATACGATTAAGAACAGCATTATATACTGCTTCTGCGCTATCGCTTCCCATCATATTTTCATTTGTCTTTTTCTTAGTGTTAACATTGATTGCCTTACCACTACGCTCTGGATTAGGATCTTCTCTACGCTTACGTGAGGCAGCACTTGCACGACCCTTTTTGCCTAGACTGTGCGCTTTACTTTGTGGCAAACACTTTGGCTTACCTTCACTATCATCACCTCTAGCACAGTCGCCGCGAATCTTTCCATCAGGACCAAAACGAACCCACTTTTCTTTGAACCAATCACGTAAACTTTCATCTACTTGATCCATAACATCTTCGTTCTTAGTGCTGTTGCCCCAGTTACTTGCGCCCTTCTTGCGGCACTTAACTAATGCACCACTAGCATAAGCACTTGGCCATACTTTATAACGGCTCTTAACTTTGTAGTAACAAGCATCTTTCTTTTCGTTCATTAGTTCTTCACTGACCATCTCGCCACCACAGTGTGGGCATTTTTCTGCATGTTCTACGTTTTCATTCTTCACACAGTTAGGAACAGTTTTGCCGAACAACTCTTTGTTACCTTCTTTGTGATAACCCTTCCAGCAATTTTCATCTAACGTGTCTTCTGAAACTCCACCCTTAGTTACTAATCCAATTTCTAACTCTGGACGTTTTGCTAACAATGTTTGTCTTGCTTTTAATGCTTGCTCTTTACTTGCAAAGGTAACATCTACACCATCTTTGCTCCAAACTTTACCATTGATCTTTAGACCCCAAACTTGCTTTGATGGTTGCTGTACATCTAAATCATGACGCTCATCATCTCTGGGACCACGCTTAAATCCAGTACGATTGTCATGGTAGTTTCCCTCATCTACATCATCACGCTTATATTGTGCATTACGTGCGGCATCTTCAAACGCTTCTTCTAAGCCATATACTGCGGATTCTAATGCATTCTTTGCAGAAAGTACTCCATCAATACTATATTCTAATGTTTTACTATCAATACCCTCTGTACGTTCAGCAAGCATTTGAATTTCAGTTATGATCTCTCCTACGGTACCATCATACTTAATTGCTTTAGTAATTCTACGTGCTTGTGGCAATGCATATTCAGGGTCGTGTAGTGTATCACCTTCTGCTTCACGTACTTCTTGTTTGATTTCAATTTTCTTGTTGGGGAATTTTTTACGAATACGTTCGGCATCGTCTTCAGCCTCATACTTTTTAGAATATTTGGCTACGGGTTTACCGTCAATATAAATTACAGCAACGTTTTCACCCTCATCAATGAGGCCCTTCATAATACTACTCATAATTAACCCTTTTTATTTCTATTGTCTAACATGCCGCGCTTGTTAGCAGTTGCCCACGCAATGTCACTGGCTTTTTCTTTACTCTTACCTAGACCACGTTCTGACTTTTCAATGTGCTTGACCATACGATCAACTTTAGCACCCTCAGCCATATGACGATTATTGATTGGTTCTAACATTTTCATGTCAATACGATACACTCCCTCAGGACTGCCATTGATTAAATGAACAAATAATTTATTACTACCTTCAACTTGTCTGAATTCTGATCCTGCAGGAATTTTTACTTTATCATTGCTCATAACATTTAAACTACGATGCGTTGGAACTTGACCTTTTGATTCATTTGTATTTGATTCGGCTGAAATTCCACCTGCAATGACGCCACCGGTCATTTCATGTTGTTGTAGTTGCTTACCTTCTAAGTATTCACGAATAGTGTTTAGATAGTCATTTGCTTTGATAATCTTTTCTTGTACCCAGCCTTCAAGACCTTCTTCTTCTGAAACATCAGCAATTAGTTCGTAAACTTGCTTTGCATTCTTAGCGGCTGAAAACAAATCGCTTTTAGCCATTTCAACTTCGTGGTCTAAACGACTTTCACCATGCTTAATTAATCCAGTCTTACGACTACGCCCTTGTCCAGGAACAATGATTAAATCATCTTCTTCTAGGTGTGCTTCTTCAATTTGCTTGCTTTCTTTAACTGAATTAGCAAACTTTTTGTTTGACGGTTTACCAGTCAATAAATCGCCCCCTTTAACTCCGGGGTAAATTCCTTTACCTACACCGTTACGTGATTGGGCTTTTCCCATTGGCTTAGCAACTGTTGCTACTGAGCCTGAGGTTGTCGTTTCAAAAATGTCTGTAATTTTCATAGCATGGTATCCATTTATTGTAGTATTTATCTCACTTTAAGAAATAGGTACTAATAAAAAAGGCTCCATAAAGGAGCCTTTTTCACTTACATTTAATCTTATGATTAAGTGCTTAACGTAATGTTACCATCAGCATCGGGAGTTGGCGCAGATGCGGCTGCCGCCTTTGCTGCCTGCTCCTGAGCATACATTGGGCCAATCGTGTTCATTAGATGTTGCTGATTTTCCATGCAGAATACATATGAACCTGAGTGACGTAGCAATACTCGCTTGTCAACCCAAATACGGCCACCAATGTCACGCCAGTTTTCACAGAATGTCCAGTCTTCACTGTAATAACGATTCTGACGAACTGCTGTGTCAAAGTAAGTCTTTAAATATTGATCGAATTTGGGATCAAGACCAATGTCATTCTTATACTGCTTAACAGCAGGGTGACTATTCATCTTAGCAAATACGTGCTTCTTCATTAGTAAGAAACCTGTGCCTGCTTTAGATACTTCTTGTAGACCATCTGGCCCTTCTTCTGCACCTTCGAATCCGTTGACAACCCACTTAATCGGCATAGTCTTCATTGGGTAAAGACCACCGATAACGTCTACGTCCCTGTTTAAGAGGACTAACAAGTGCCAGGGTTCCCAGCCGATATCAGCGTCCACAAAGAATAAGTGTGTTGCTTCGGGCATATCTAAAAACTTAGCAGTAAGTGTATTACGTGCGCGGCTAATGAGTGATTCATTAACCATAGTTTCTAGTGTCCAGTCAATGCCTAACTGTCGGGCTGTATTAGCCCACTTGATGAAACTCATAAAGGTAGATTCAGTCAACATGCCGCCATAGCATGGCATAGCAATATGTACCTTAGTTGTCTTTAAGAAGTCAACGTTAACTTGAATCTGGCCCGGTTGAGCCTGTTGTGCTTGCTGTTCGGCTGCTGCCTGGTCAGCGATTTCTTGTACTTTTTCTACAGGAATAGTCTTAGGCTCTTGAGCCTGTGAAATTTCTGATGGTGATTTTGGTTTACGTGCCATGAAGTCCTCTCTTGTGCTTTCGTAATAATATTTAAGCACTTAGAGGGGAGTGGAATTATTTTTCTTCTAAATAATCTGTACTTTCGGTAACATTGGTTTCTTTGTCACCGACATGCTTTTTTATGCCAAGAACGTCACCCAACATGTTTAAACTTGCTAGATATTTCTTTTGACTACGTTCTGCTTTATCACTATCCCAGTGAGACTTGTCACCAGTATAGTTCATATAATTGTCACAATACTTAACCATCATTGCAAGTTTATTACCACTGTTAATAATAGCACGAATATTGTCAGCATATGACATTGCTTTGTTCTTAGTTAATAGTTGTACTGCTTTGATAACTTCATCACTAAAGCCTTTTTGTGATAATTGTTCTGGTGTATATGGAGTATCTTCTAGTACATCATGTAGTAACGCAACTTTAACTGCTTCTGAACCAAAAGTAGAACCAAAGAACTTTTTACCAATTGCTGCCACAGCCTTTGGATGTGATGAATATGGTTGAT